ATGTATATCTACTAATTCACCAATTTTTTTCGCGTATTTCGAAGGATTGGAATTTAATTTATATTCGGTAAATCCTTCAGCGAGAAATTCGTCAATGTTCGTTGCTGAATACTTTCCTAAATAAACTTTATTAAGTTCTTCAATGTCATTGTTTTTACGCAATGTGGTCAAGTCCTTGTTGTATTCTGCACGAACTTGTTTCAAATTATTCCAAAACGTCTTTTGATTTGCGTCGTTGCTAAATGAAGAAGCCACTTGACTATTCGTTATGACATGGGCGAATTCATGTGTCAATGTTCCAAGTTCAAAATTTTCAACATTAACCTTTGGTGACCAGGATTCAATCACATTTCCAAATTCATCAACGGAATATCTTTCACCTTTTATTGTGGATTCGGAATTTTCATTTCCAAGATTGATTGTTTTTATTTTGTATCTTCTCCCTTGAATTGTTTGTTCAGCACCTTGAACCACTTCACCAAGAACACGACCGCGTGAAGCAAATTTCAAGCTTATTTCATCTTTGAATTCGTTTGCGACTTGATATTCTTCAGTTAAATTTTTTAATTGATTCAATCGTTTTTCAAAACTTTCCTTTGATATTTTTGAACTGACTTCAACCTTTGCTTTTGCACCGAATGTTTCTTCGATTATTTGTTGCGCTAATTTTCGACCTTCAGCAATTGTATTGATTGTAACCGTTCCGACTTGAATCAATGGTTCTTCAGGTTGTGTTGTTTCAATTGAAGGTCGTTTGATTGCGATTTGTTGAACCCATTCGTGACGACAAAATGGTGTTGTTGCTTTCGTTTCTGGATTCGTGTACCAACCGCCACGATATTTCCACACATCGCGTTCAACACGAACGGAAATGTTATCAATATCTTGACGCGTGTACGTCCGATTCAATTCAAGCAATTTTTCACAAAACGCACGGGATTGCGTAATCGGTTCGGGAACGTTTGGTCGTGTCCGATAAGCATAGCGAATTTCGAAAGCCGGGGATTCGCCGTCCCCATCTACTTTCCCCCCGGTGTCGTGCCAGTTATTCGACCAATCGTTTCGAAAAGTTGTTCGTGACGTTGCTTGACTTCTTCGTCTGGTGTGTTCCATTCAATCGGAACGTTGCCAAGTACAATGTAATCTTCATTCGATTCACCGAATTGTTCAAATACTTTTATTTCGTCTTTGCTGAATTGATTGTTGTGACATGACTGAACAATCGGTGTCGGTGTCGCTTGAACACCAACAATTTCACGCGCTGTTTTTTCGTCAATTGTAGGGAATGAAGCCAACACAATCGACAACGCGCTTTCGGTTGTCAAGATTCCTTCTTTAATCTTCGCGACCACATCAATCAATGAAGCGATTTGTGCGCCATTCAACGCGCTTTTCGCAACGTCAACAGCTTCGANAGCTGGTTGTCCGTCGGTTGTTGGTGCTTGTTCGATTGTTGCGTCTTGTGGTAANGGATCAACGTCACGAAGTTTTACTTGACCAACATAACCACCAAGTTCAATCATTAAATTCAACATCCATTCAATTCGTCTTTGCTTTGTGTTCACATAAGTCGATTTGAAAATGTTGAATAAGTCATCGCTTTCCGCTGAATTGAATGAACCTTCAAGACGTACACCAAACAATTGTGGTGAAGTAATTGCGTGCGCCACAAGTATGTTTTGTTGAACGCTTTTTTCAGTCGCTAAATATCTTTGGTCAAGGTTGTTGCCATTCAACGACATGACCGTCGGCGCTTCATCTTGTCCATTTGAGAATGTCAAAATGATTTCACCAGCGTCTTCGACCGATTGTGAACGACCTTTAACGTTGTCTTTCAATCGATTCAATTCTTCGGTTGTTTCCGGGTACCCTGAAGGAAAGTTTATAAGCGTTCCTGATTTGAATCCATTTTGCAATTCGTACATATGGAATTTCGAAATGTCAACGTCGGTTTGAATCGCGGTTATTCCTCCATAATACGACGGCTTCGGATATACCCCCAATTCTTTTCGACCGCGAAGGTGCGGTTCCTTGTAATATAAAATAAATGAACCAGTTCGGTTGTCCTTGTCGTAAGCTGGTAAAATTCGAAGGTTCGTTTTTTCTGGTGATTGATTCAACGCGAGCCAGTCGTCCGAAATAAAATAGGTTCTTTCATCAACCGACGCGCGAATCATGTCAATGGGAATATGTTCCCAAAGTACAACCTTCGTTTGTTCCTTGTTCCAAGTTCCTTTGATTGCAAATCCACCGAACAATTCTTGGTCAAATGCCATGCGTTCAGCGATTTCATTCATGTCGAAGTCCGACCATTTGTTGTCGATGAAAGGTTGAATCATTCCTGAAACGATTTGAATACCACCCCCAGCAATGTAGAAAGTTTTATTCTTTATTATTCCTTGGTGATAAGCTGAACCGTTGTAAAGGTCAACCAAAAAAAACGGATAGTCGTTCTTTTTTCCCCATTTCACGAAACCAAGTGAACGGTCTTTTTCTTCTTCAGGTTTGATAAATTCTTTGCGAAATGACAAAGACGTAATTTTGTTATTCATAGATGTTAAAGTATATCGGTGAATCGTATTCGTACGAAGGTGAATCCGCTTCAATCACATGAGCGCGACCAGTTTCAACAAGTCCTTGTGATTGCGCTGGATCAAGATTCGCTGGTGAAGATTGTTGGTAAATGTTGTAAATGTAGTAACCGTCGTAAATGAAATTTACATCCACGCCGTCAATCAATACGAATTCATCGTATCGTGGAATCCCTTGTGAAATGTTGTTCAATACACACGTTTGAGTGTTGAACGATTGTTCATGAATGAATTCAAACAAGTAATTCGGATTCGGAATTGTTGTCATTTCCGTCACCGTTACCACCAGCGGTGTTGTTCCGTTTCTTTGTATTTTTAACATTTTCTTTTTTTACAAGGTTCGGTTTTTCAAATTCGTAAATGTCCAAAATTCCTAATGACAAATAAAGTTCACCTTTGTCAGCTTCAATTTTGACGTATCGTTCAAGCGTTGGTGACCAACATTTGCAACCTATAAATTCCTTTTTTAATTCCATGCGACTAAATTAAACAAAAAAAAGGGACGGGACAACGCCCATCCCCTTAAATTTGTGTAGGTTACAATTAAATAACTGGTGATTGTTGTCCTAACAAGGTAGCGTAAAGAACTGAAGAAACGTCAGGAACTTCGTCGTTTTCCATTCCACGCATTACAATCACATGACCTTTTCGGTCGCTTTTCAAGACACCTGAAGTGTATTCGTTTGCGTCCGCTACCTGAAGACCTTCACCAAGACCAAGTGCAACGATTGTTCCGTCGGCGTTTTCCACCAAACAAACACATTCGTTTTGTGCAAGTAAGTGAATTTCAGCGCGAAGTTCTTTTGAATCGCTCGCAAGGATCATTGAAAGTTCGTGTTCGTACCACAACGTCCCATTGTTTTTGTCAACACGAACTGGTGCGGTGAAGCTTGATAAATTTGACTTCAATTTGTAAAGGAATGTTTCACCAGTTACGGTTAAAGAAGTCAATTCGTTTGAAGCCGAAACAACAGCACCTGAAGTTGAACCCAAAGGAAACAACAACACACTTTTGATTCCGCCTTTTCCGTTGGTACACGTCCTATCGTTATACCCGGTTGTCATGTTACAAGACATAATTTTTTATTTTTTTAAGTTTAACAAATGGCGCACCGAAATGCGCCCTTAATTTTGTTGATTATAGACCTTCGAATGTTCCCACTTGGTTCAAGAAAGGTACTTGAACACCAGCGCGGAATTTAGAACGTAGGAAAATTACATCGTCATCGAATGAATACCATAAATCGTATGATTCGAAGTCACTTGAAAGGTCAGTTCCAAAGAAGAAATGTGAAGCGCGACCAGTGTAAATCTTTGTCGTTCCGTTCAATCCGTTTACTTTAACCACTCTCATGTTTGTTCCCGGTAAAAGCAATTCGCTCAAAGTCGCGATTTGTGTTGGATTGTAGTTGTAAAGGTTTAAGTCAACCAAGTTCTTCAATAAGAAGTTGAAATTCTCACGACCAGTGAAACAAATGAAATCTTGTCCTTCAGCGATGTTCGACGGTGTGTTTGTGAACGCTTCGTAGAAAATATCGAACGCGTTGGTTGCATCGATTGACGTTGCACCTGAAGTGTTCAAGTCAACACAACCATTCGCAACGGTCAAGAATTGATTGAATCCATTCATGAACGCAAGGTTACCTGAACCAGTCACTTTGTTACCTTGCCAAATTAATTTTTCAAGTTCAAAAGCGTGAAGTTCCAAAAGGTAGTTGATTAAGATTTGCTCGAATGGCAACGTCTTGTCTTCAGCCATTGCACCCGGACGAAGCGCAAGTTGCGTCCAGAATCCAGCCAAATCCTTTTGACAGAATCTTTTCAAATAACCAATTGTTTCAACGGAAATTGCACGATCCGTGAACACGGTGTCACCTGAAGGAGACATTGAACAATCACCAGTTTGATACACGATTGAATCGTTAAGTAATTTAAGTTCTTCGCTTCCTTTGATTCCTTGTTGAATCGCAATGTAAGAAAGCGTTTGCGCTTCAGTTACTGAACGGTGAATTAAATCTTCTCTTTGCTCGTCAACGTATGGTTGAAGACCAGAGACATTGTAGTCGAAATTTGTTTTAACGTACTTTTTAATAGACATTTTATAGG